GTGGCCGGTGAAACGCCGAACGCTGGAGTGCCGCGACTGCGGCGAGCGCTGGATCAAGTCCTAACGACCCCGCACGTTTTTCTAACCACGCCAGTAAATACGACGTAATGCCATGTCGGTGCAAACCGAACTCACACACATCCTCAAAGACGCCGCATCGCTCGATACTGCCTGCCGCAATCGCTGGGGCATAACCGCTACAATGTTCCGAACTGCCAAATTCCTCTTCTACATCGCAACACTCGCAAGCATGGCCTTTCTCGTCGAGAGTGGCGTCGACCCGTTTCTCGCTATGGCCTTCGCGGCGTTACTCATCTCCGGGCCAGAAGGCTTAGAGATGTGGCTGGTCAATCAAGGCGCAATCGAGACCCCCGATACCTCGGGCGAACAGTCAGACGACCAGTAGACTCTTTTCTCGCAATGGCGTAGTACGTGACATGACTGACAGCATCTGCGGCGCGGAGTGTGCCGATGGGTCAGCGTGCCAGCACCCGGCAGGCAGTTGCCCCGTGCCGTCACATTCGGACCCCGACGCCGAAAATCCACAGGGCAGGGACTTTTCGATCTCCGACGACGACCACGACGACATCCTCGAAGCCGCCCGAATCGGCATGAGTAAGGCTGGGTGTGCGCGGGCCGCTGGCGTCTCGCACACCGAACTCCAGCGGTATCTCGACGCACACGAAGATTTCCGTTCAGCCTTCATGCGGGCGCGAAATGCCGGCGAGCGCCGTCTTATCACCGGGCCGCTTGTCGAACCCGATGATCCCGGCGAACCAGAGATGGACGGCCAGCACGCCCGCTTTCTCCTCTCTACGTCATTCGACTATCAGAAAACGGAGAAACGCGAACTCGAACACTCTGGCAAAGTCGAAGGCTCGCTCTTTGAACTCCCGCCGGAGGTAACGGACCACTGGGGGGACAATGGCGACGGCGAGTGACGGCGACACACCGGAGCGGATGAAACCCTTCGAGGAGCAGGCCCCATTTCTCTGGAATACCCACAAGTTCTACGGCTATATCAGCGGCGTGGGTGCGGGCAAGACCGCCGCCGGGATCATGCGCACGGCGTTGAACGCCAACCACTGGAATCCCGGTGACATGGGCGCTATCGTCGCACCGACGACGACGATGGTAAAGGACGTGATTATCCCACTCATGCGGGAGATGGGCCTGCTCGATAGGTGGGAGTACAAATCCAGCCACACCGAAGAGCCGGGCCTACACACGCCGGAGGGTGGCCGCATTCTCATCCTCTCTGCGGACAACCAGCGGACAATCGAACGCCTCGCCGGGTTGAACCTCGCCTATTGGTGGGTTGACGAGGCCGCCCGAGTCCCGCCGCGAGCCATCGAGATTCTCGAACAGCGCTTGCGAATCGGGGAGTACCGGAATGGCTACGTCACGACGACGCCGATGGGCAACGACCACATTCACGACTTTTTCATCTCCGACGACGGCGAGACGCGGGAGTGGGGCGCGGCGCGACTGCACGACACGGGCGACAGACTCTCGATTCTCAACGTCCCAACCTTCGCCAATCCGCATACGCCGGAGGACTTCAAAGCGGAGATGCAACAGAAAAGCGGGCAACTGTACGACCGCGAAGTCATGGGCGAGTTCACCGACTTCGAGGGGCTGGTCTACAAGTGGTTCAATCGGGACAGTCACGTCGTCGACGCCGAGGACATCCCCGACAGCACCGACCGAACGCTGTACGGGTTGGACTGGGGCGGGACGGCACCCACGGCCATTCTCGCCATTCAGGAACACGACGGCACCTTCTACGTTGCCGACGAGTTTTACGAACCGCGGGTGGTCAACGAAACCATCATTGCCGAACTCGAAACCTTCGAGGAGCAATACGGCCGCGGCCCGATCTACTGCGATACGAACGAACCGCGAGCAATTGAGGCACTGTCGCGTGCTGGCTTCGACGCCCGCGAAGCCGACAAGTCCGTCGACACGGGCATTCGCCACGTCTCGAGCCAACGCGAGAATATCCGCGTAGCAGAGCGATGCCAGAACACCATCAACGAGTTCAATTCCTACCAGTACAAGAACGGCGGCGACAGCGACGACGTGATCAAAGAGAACGACCACGCCATGGACGCACTGCGATACGCGCTGTTTTCCGACGAAACGGGACTGGAAGCTGGCGGGTTCGTGATGGACCTGTGACCCAAACGCTTACCGACAGCGCCGCGCCTATCCGAGTGTATGGGACGCATTCGTGATTTGTTTGGCGGGGGCAATGACCGCCCCGCGCCGGAGGAGATTGCACACTGGGATTCCGAGGACATTGCCGAGGTAAACAAACAGTGGCTCTCGGCTAACCCACGGCAGGCGGCCAAAGAAGACGCACCGGGGCCGTCGACACTCACCGAAGGCACTCTGGAAAAGCAACCCTCGACAGGCTCTTCGCGTGCCGAGTTTCCGTGGTTGCACGACCCCGACAAGGGCGTGCAATGGGACTTCGACCCGGTGCGATTGCGCGAACTCGCACAGCCGAATACGTGGGTCGGGACACTCGTGAACACCATCGTCAAAGAGATTGCACAGACGCCGTGGCAGATCGTCGAACACGACGGCACCCGCGCCGAGACATCGAAACGCTTGCGCACTCACCCGGAGCAACGCGACAGTATCGAGAAACAAGCGACCGGCCCCGTCGCGCAACGACTGGCGCGACTGATCGACGACCCACATCCCGACGCCGACAGTCAAGACCTGTTCCAGATGCTCATGGCTGACTTGCTCGAAGTCGGGTCACTCACCGCGCCGCTGGCCTTCGACAGCGACGATTATGTGGATGACCAACTCGTCGCCAACCCCGACCCGCCGCTGGCGATTCAACCGTCCGCGCCGGAGGTGTGGACCAAAGAGTTCGCCGATAAGACCGACGTACTGCAAACCTACTGGCAGTTCGAGCGGGTGTCCTCGCCCGGCGGCACATCGGGCAACACACGCGGCCGACGCCAGCAACCCATCGCCTTCGACAGACGAGAGGTAATTTGGTCGGACCTCAACAGCCGGACGAACCGCCGCTACGGCCTGCCCCCGACGCTACTGGTGCGCAAATTCCTCGAAAGCGCTGACCTCGCTATCACCCAAGAACAGAACTACCTGAGCAAAGGCTCGATTCCCTCCGGTGCGCTGGTCTTTGAGGGCTGGGGCCGCGAAGAACTCGAAGCGTGGATGACCCAACAGCAGGAGAACATCAAAGGCAAGCCGCATAAGTGGCTGACGCTGGCGGGCAAGGGCGGCGACATCTCCTTCGAGCCGTTCTCCTACAACTTCAGCGAGATGCAGTTCATGGAGCGCCTGCGCTTTTACGCCAAGGTCATCGCCAGCGCGTTTCAAGTCCCCACGGCAGTCGTCGGCTTAGAGCCGGAGAAGGTCAACTACAACACCTTCGAGGGCGAGCGACAGAACTTCGAGGCCAACACGCTCGGACCGTACCTGCAAAAACTGGAGCGGGTGGTTAACGATCAGTTGGTGTGGGAGTTCTTCAGCGACGACCTCCGCTTCGAGTTTGCGCCCGGAATGTCCGAACAGACGCGCAACATGATTAGCCAGCGTGTCACGGCGGAGGTGTCGGCAGGCATCCGCACGCCGAACGAAGCGCGGGAGGAGATTGGCTTGCCGGAACTCGACAGCGACGACGCCGATAGTCTCGGTGCCGGTGGCGACGACGACGGCGACGGCGACATGGGCGCACTGGGCGACCTCGTTGCATCGGTGGCCGACAACTCCGCCGGGGCGACCGACACCAGTGCCACAAAGGCCGCCTTTACAGTCGGAGATGCAGTCACGTATCGCTGGCAGGGCGAGCGGTATCACGGCCGAATCGGTGGCCCGCCGCGTGACAGCATCCAACCGCCGGGGATGCCGTCGCCCGTCTCTGGTGACAACGGCGAGCCGGTCTACCCGATCCATCAGTGGGATGGTGATGAGGGCGCGTATCTCGCACTGAATGGCGAACCGAACACTGCAAAACCGGAGTCGGCGTTATCAGCCTCAACCGAACCACTCCCGCCGTTGTCCGAAGCGCGTATCCTCGACGTGGATGTCCCACAGGCCAGCAAAGCCGAGTACGACGTAGCCGACGAGACAATCGACATTACGCCGCCGGAGTACATGGTCGCCGCCGCCGAGGCCGGGGCCGAAGCGGAGAACGACCCCGACGTATCGGGCGACTGTGGCACGGGCGTGGGCGACCGCCGCGCCGACCAGATCACCAACGACGAGGTAGGGCCGGAGGTAGTGCGGGAGATTGCCAGCTATCTCACCAGCCACGAAGAGGATGTAACCGCCGAGGGTGCGCCGGGGGAGTGGACCGACGAGGAGATGAGCGACTGCGGCAACCGACAGTACGCGAAGTGGGGCGGCACGGGCGACGGCAGAGCGAAGGCGTGGGCGCAGGGCAAGGTGAACGAACTCGACAGAGCCAACGGCGACGACCTCACGTATCCCGAAGCCAACGCTGCCGGCGGCATCCAGAAAGACGAACCGCTACGCAACAATCCCGACACCGCCGCAACCTTTGCCCTCCAACCGAGCATGGTCGAAGACTTAGCCGACGAGTTAGACGACCCAGTGGCCCAGTTCTTCGACGCCGTACTCTCCTCGGAGGAATTGGCCGACGCTATTGATACCTTCGCCAGCGCCGCCGACAGCGCCGAGAAATCGCTGTCTGAGGCGACGGGCGAGACTGACGACGCCCACTTGCGTCGGACTGCCAGCGCCGCCGTTGCCAAGCGCGGGCTCAACGACATCCGCCGCGTCGTCGAAGACCTCGCCGCAGACTTTGATCTCGCCGAGACGGTTCGGGATGCTGTGACGACAGCGGCCGGTCAGGCGGCCCGTGAAGCCGTCGAAGATGCAGTCGGAGAGGTTGAGGCCGACGTGGCCGCGGACCCGATTGTCGAGGCCGTGCAGAGCCGTGACCGGGCAGTGCTGGACAACTACACCGACGAAATGGCCGAGCAGATTCTCGACACGGTGCAAGAGGGCTGGGAAGCGGGCAAGACGAGTACGGACATTCGTGATGACCTGCAAGCCACCAAGGAGGACTTTTCGGAGTGGGGTGCCGAGCGGGTGGCCCGACAGGAACTCCAGATAGCGACGGGGCAGGCGCGTAACGAGTTCGCCGCCGAAGCGGGCAAGGTAGAGGTGTGGCGCGACTCCGGCGATGATCGGGTGCGTGAGGCCCATCAGCAGATGGACGGACTCTGGAAAGAGCCACAAGAGGAGTTCGTCGTCGACTATGGCGACCGCGGCGTCGAAAAGGAGAACGTGCCGGGACAGTCAGAGCCGGGTATCGGGTGTCGGTGTTGGGTGGAGCTTGTGGACCGCGAGGATGTAGACGACGCCGACCACGCCGGGACGCTGACGTGATGTTACCACGGTTGTAACCATCACTCCGGCCCAACGTTACCTGTCATGTATCCACACGCCCACCGCGTAGCTACATAACGGTAACACTTATGCACAGGGCGATGTTACAATGCTGTGTATGGCAGACGACAGCCAGACAGACGGCGACAGCATCGAACGGACGCAAGTACGGGTCAGAAAGGAAACCCGCGAAGAGGCGAAAAAACACAAAGGCCCCGGCGAAACGTGGGACGATTACCTCAAGCGCTGTACTGAGCAGGGCCAGCCGGTGCTTGAAGTCGTCGACGCACAGGACGCGCTGGCAGGCATCGGCGGTGACGGGCTGACCTACGACGACGTGAAAGCCGCGGTGTCGGCGGCACTGGAAGAACAACTCCCCGAAGAGGTGCAGCAGCGATGAGCGACGGCGACTGGCAGATCGAAGGGACTGCGCACATCTGCGGACTGGGGCACCTCCCAGACAAAATTCACGACATGCACGAAACAGAAGTATATGCTGTCTTTTCGGACGGCGAGACGCTACTTCTGAAACCAGCAAGCGAGGTTCAGCCATGAACAACCACATCAAGCGACTGGCCGATGCCGTCCCCGACGCCGACGAGCGCCAGCCGACGCCGCTGGCCCATCGCCCACCCACGGAGTTGCTGATCGGCACCGAGGGCGTTCGCCTGCGCGAACGGTCGGCGGTAGGCGAGGCGTGGATCGAAGCCGAGTACTTCGAGCGACTGGAGGACTGGCGATGAGTAACGGTGAGTCTACAGACGGGACTGGCCTTTCGGAACTACAGGAACAAAGCAAAAGTCGAGTTCTCAAAGTCCCGTCCGCAGAAGGTCAGCACTGGATACGGTACGTCGGAGACGAAGACGAGTTTCGGGCAGTATACGAAGGTCCGCATGGTCCCGAAAACTCCGAGAAAACCATCGACAACAGGAACATCCGCGAGTTGCTGAAATCGGCAAACGGATGCGAGATTGAAGAAATCGATAACTCACCATTCACGGAAATTGAGGTGGTTCTATGAGGCCCATTGATCGGATAGAAGAGGATTGCCCCGAATGCGGTGGCGAACTCCAGCGGCAGGATCAAGAGAATTTGCAGTGTCTCGGATACTGTCGTGAACCGTTTGCACATTACCGCCACAGCGACGGGACGCACGTTCTTGAGAATAGCGAAAGCGAGGTGGTCCGCCGTGTCTGATTCACCACCAGACGACTACCATGCAGACAATGCTGGTCTTACGCCAATACTCGCGTTGTTAGTGCTTATTTACCTACTTGGGCGAGGTGTTGGGTTGTGGTCACTACATCCGGACACTCACCGAACCGATACGAACGATGATGAAGTGTAACCACTGCGGCCAGCGGGTGGCCGATGGGTCCGAACTGCGCGAGCACATCCGCGAGAAGCACCCGGGGAAAGTATGACCACTGCAAAGCAACGCCACGGCGCGGCGGTAATCGTCCGACTGGTACAGTGGCTCCTCGTACTCATCACGGCGCTGTCGTGGTGGGCGCTATTCTCGGCAACGAGGTTGGTGGATATCACGGCGCTGGGCATGTACGCGCTCAGTACGGCGGCGCTGGTCGTCGCACTCGAAGCGGTGACATGGCGGTGGTCCGATGACTGACCCATTCTGGTTCGGCCTACTCGTCGCACTGTTCATCCAGACACTCATCTACGCCGTCGCGTTCGCTATCCTCGCAGTCTAACCCACCGCCGCGATAGGATTTTGGTAGGCCGGGCCTACTGTCCACTCGTATGCCTGATTCCGTGCCGACACTTGCCGAGGTTGATGCATCTCCCCGCCAGCGCGAACTCGCCGAGTACGTCGCACTGTATGGCCCACTCTCTCGTGATTCCGTGGCCGAGGCCTTCGACCTCGCAGGGAACACCGTCAGTGACCACTTGCGGCCGTTCAAGGCGGCGGGTGTGATTGTTCACACCGACGACGGCGAGTACGCCCATCACGACGACAGACCGACGACGACGGACAGCGAGGACTTACCACAACTCGATGCAGTGCCACTGGGCGACGACCCCGACCCCGCCGACCTGACCGAACGCGAGGAATACATCGCCACGGAACTCACGACGGGCGCGACAGTTGAGGGGCTGGCCGATGACCTCGGCGAGCGACCCTCGGTGGTAACTCAACACCTACGGGACCTTCGACAAAACGGCTGGCAGGTCTATGTCGACGAGACGGCGGGGCAAGTGGCGCTGGAGGGCGACCACAACCTCCGCAGTTCCGAGCACACCGGCACTCGAACCCGCAAGGCGAATCAGTGGTGGGAGTTGCGCCACTCCGCGCTCGTCAGGGAGTTCAACGGCCTGCAACAGCCAACGGCTGACCCAGTACATACTGCCGATGGCGAGGACTGGTTGCTGCATCTCACCGACCTCCACGCTGGCGATGTGGTGCGCCGCGACGACGGCACCGTGGTCTACCAGACTGCCGACATTCCCGACGTGATTGATTACGTCACCGAACAAGCGCTGACGCTTGCCGATACGCACGACGCCACCTACGATACCGCACATCTCCTGTGGGGGGGTGACTATCTCACGAACGAAGGCATCTACGAGGGACAATTCGAGGACCTCGATGCGTGGCTGGACGAACAGCATGACGCACTCGTCGCGCCGCTGTTGCGCCAACTCAAAGCCTTTGCCGAGCGCTTTCCTGCCGTCAACGTCGTCTCGCAAGTCGGGAATCACGGCGACCACAGAGCCAGCGGGACGAGCAAACAGGCCAACGCCGACCTCGTTCTCTACAAGACGATTCGCAACGTCGTGGCCGAACTGCAAAAAGAGGTTGACGTACTCTCAAACGTGACGTTTCGGATCGGGCAGGCACAGGCGTACCGCAACTTTGCCTGCCGCGACGGGCGGATTCGGGGCCACTTGCGCCACGGCCAGCACCGCCGCCCACAGGCCGAGACGAGCGCCCGCAAAAAGGAGTGGCTATCCACACTGCGCGAACACGAGTTCGACATCGCGTTCATGGGCCACCACCACGTCTCTGGCCGCATCCCGTGGGATGGCCCGCCAATCCTCGCCACAGCATCGCCGAAGCCATCCGGTGAGTTCGTCGAGCGAATCGGCGAATCGGTCAAAACCAGCCAGCAGAACATGGCGACGGTCTGCGGTGTAAGCGACGACGGCATCACGTCTATCTTCCCGATAGATTCGCGCAACTACGACGCGCAGTGACGTGGCCGGTACGGTTTTCCCGCCCACAGTCCTACCAGTGGGTATGCTCGATACACTCCCGACACTCCTCGAACAGTACCCGGCACTGCTCGCCGCGCTGGCACTCGTCATGCGGGCCGTGCTCGCGTGGCAGCGCAGTCTGACGTGGTACGAGTACCGAACGCTGCACGGACTCAAGCGATTCGTTCTCCCGCGACTCGGCACGGGGATCAACGAGAAGGGCGGCAGGGACGACGCCGAGTTCATCACGACGGTGGATCGGTCCCCGCGCAAGACCGTTGGGACACTCCGCGAAGCGGGCGCGGTGTTGCACCTCGTCTGCTCGCTCAAGCGACGGCCAGACGGAGCGCTGACGTACGCCCACCTGATCTTCGAGCACGGCGACGACCAAACCGAGGCGTTCCTGTTCGCCAACGGTGACGGGACGACGGACGTGTACGCACACTTTGAGCCGGGGCCAGAAACGCCACTGGAACACCTCGGCGGCGACGAGCAAGAGGACGGCGACCCGCGCGGTGTCGTTCGGGACGCACTGGGCAAGGACTAACAGCCACCACCGCGTACCGTCGCACATGACCAACGACTTTTCGACAGACTTTGCCACCGACATTGCCGAGTACCTCTTCGACGGCACGCAACTCCCCACCCCGCCGGGAACGATCTACGTTGCACTGTTCGACGACACCGGCACCGAAGTAACGAGCGATTTCCAGAACGGGCGCGTTGGCCTTGCCGTGCCGGGCGACTGGTCACGGTCAGGCAGTCAGGCTGACAACGGCGTTGACGTGGCATTCGGCGAGGCAACGGCGGACGTAAGCAACATCGCTCGCGTTGGCCTGTGGGATTCCGCAAGCGGTGGCACGGAGTTCGGACGATTCGATATTGACGACGCCGACGCACCGTTTGATGTGTCGGATGGCTCAACACTGACGATCAACACCGGCAATCTGGACTTTGACGTACTGGACTAATGGTTGATACTGACCTCACTGTACAATCAGGCAACTCTCGCACCGTCGCCAGCGGCGCGACTGACAACGGCGACCCGGTAGTTGTCGCGGGCGAACTCGTCGTGGCTGGCGAGGTGCAGGTCAAACCGGACTATCAACCCGTCGCCGCCGGAGCCGGTGGCGCGGACGGTGATACAGTCACGCAACGCCGCCGGACAGCAGTTGCCGCCGGCGCATCGGGCGCGGCAGGCGGCGCAACGACCCAACGGGAACGCACGTTCTCCGCCGCAGGTGCCGGTGGCGCAGACGGTGGCGTCGTCGCGGTGCAAGTCGTGGTCCCACTCATCCGGCGGAGTAATCGCACGCAGACGTGGAACGAACGCGACGATCTGGCGCTCGACGCCGAGAGCGACCAGTAATCTTTTGGCACTGTCCCCCAATATCTGAACCGTGGCCGCCGGAGTCGTGGGCCGCTGGCTTGCCGGTGACGCGGCAGGATTCCACAACGTCCAAGCCCACACCGAAACGCTGTATTGTGGTCACGGATCGAACCAAGAACGAACGTCGACCTCGAACGCTATCGAGATTCCAACCCACTGCACGGTCGGAACGTCATAGCTTGTCATCTTCCGCCACACGGCAGGAACGTGTCATATCCGTGCCGGGGCTACCCGACCCGGCACGCTTTTCCGAACTCTGGTCCCATAGACAGACATGGGACTGCCGACTTACGAGTCACTGGACGACCTTGCAAAGACGCTTGCCGCCGAGTTGCAGGTGGGGACCGATACCGCCCAACGCCTTGCTCGGGAGCTCGACGCCGAAGCGAGCCACGATCTTGGCGATGCCGACGAACTGTATCAGTCGATGAAAGACGGTGCTGGGATGATTGCCGACGTTGGTGTCGACATTCTCTCCGGCGTTGACGTACCGGCCATTGACAGCCAGATGCTCACGCTCAAGAGCAACGGCAATGGAGTGTGGGGCGGCGAGCGGCAGGTCTTGCTGCGCAAAGACGACGACACCGAGCGGCGGATTTCCTCGGCGGCGGCGATGATCCCGCGCGAACCCGACAAGGAGGGCGAAACCGTCTCGACGCCCACGGTGGAGCAGGCGGCACACGACTACCTCAAGGGCCTGCAAGACAACGACGGCACTGGCGTGGACACCGACCACAACCTGATTGACGACAAAGGCCACGTCGTGGAGTCGCGCATCCTCCGCGAAGACCGGGAGTTCGACCTCCCCGATGGTGGCACGAAGACCCACAAGGCCGGGTCGTGGCTGGTTGATATTGAGTGGGCTGCCGAGCCGTGGGAGCGGGTGAAAGCTGGCGACATTGAGGGCATCAGCATCTACGGCACGGCGGAGCAGGTGCCGATTGAACGCTCTGAGGATCTGACAAAGGAGTTCGTCGTGCCCTTCGCCGACGAGAGTGTGGTGCAAGTCCTGTACGCTTCGCGTGCTGTCGCGGCGAAGGCGGCGCGTCGGATGGGCTTCGACGGCGAGGATGATGCAATCACGCACGAACACGAATACGACGGCGACCCGCACTATATGCCCGCGCCGAGTCACGAGGAGTATGTCGAAGCCTACAACGACTTTGCCGAGTCCGAAGAGTTCGGGCCAGTGGACGAAGACGGCGAGACAGTCGCGGCGTCGGCCACAGTCGCAAAGGGCGAGTTCTCCGAAGGCGAAGCGGTGTACTGGGACTGGCAAGGCGACCGCGTGCATGGCCGTATCGCCGAGGAACGCGAAGAGTCTGCAACGGTGGACGGCGTGACGATTACTGGCGACGACGATGAGCCAGTCTATCTCATCGACGAGTACGACGAAGAGGTGGATGCACTGCGCCGGGAGAACGTCGCCAAACCAGAGTCGTCGTTGAACGAATCCAGCCGAGAGATTCCCGACCGGAGCGAGGAAAACTATGCCAGTTCGGCCAGTGCAAAACAGGCGGTGACGTGGGAGGGGTACGAGAAAGTCGGAACGCGGATTGATGAGTTCGGGAATGAAGTGCCGCGGATGGTTCCGAAGTCGGCGGCGAAGCGACTGCGCAAACAGGATAACGATTAAACGCGGCGGCCACCCATACCCGTGTATGGGCGACGACGATACCGGCACCCGAACACTCTCCGAAGCCGACATTGCAGCCATCAAAGATGGCCTACAGTCGGGCGAGGAGGGCGGCATCTCGCTCAAGGCTGACGAATCCCTTAACGAAGTCTTGGCAGAAGCCGCCGAACAGATTGCCGAACACGACGACGTAATGCGCGACTCCGCCGCGCTGAAAGAACTGCTCGTCGAGACGGTCGCAAACGAAAACGACGACGGCGAGGACATGGACGACGACGAGGAGGACATGGAAATGTCCGCCGACGAACTCGCCGAGAAACTCGCCAGCACCGAGAAGATGGTCGGCATGGACACGCTCGTGACCATGCTCGGCGAGATGGATGCTATCGACGCGCCGGAGGAAGAAATTGCCGACGCCCTCGCCATGCTCGCAGGCGACGACATGGGCGGCGAAACTGAAGAGACTGAAGCATCCGAACACGGCGACGAGGAAGACGACGACGAGATGGACAAGTCGGCCACCCGCGCCACGCGCTCGAATCTCGGCAAAGGTGCCGGAGCGACCGGCGGCGCTGCCGGGACCACGGCGGGCGGCGACGACGCAACGACGAGCAACCCACTACAGGACCGCACAGCCGTCATTACGGAGGACAACTAACAATGTCTACCACGCAAACGTCGAAGAAACGACACAACGAGGTTGTCAAATCGCACAGTAAGCGAGAGTCAGCCTACAAGAACAGTTTCGGGGATTTCCCCCGCGATACCATCTACCGCGACCCGCTCGGCTTCAAGACTGGCGGCGAAAGCGTCTTGATGCAAAAAGAGTGGTCGGAGATGCTGACCGAGGACGTGGACTGGGGCGCAACTGCCACCGGGACACGGCACGCCTCAATCATTGAGAAGTGGAACGAGCTCCAGCACAAGGGCTTCACCGTCAAGCAGACCACCGAAGAGATCTCGAAGGCGTTGGGCACGGGTGACTTTCAGCTTCCGCTGGACATCATTCAGGATGTGTTTGTCGTTCAGCCCGAGCAGACCCCCGCCGCAGAGTTCATCACCCGCGTCACCACGCAGGACGACCGCGTGCATGCAACGCCCGTCACCGACCAGCCCGAACCGTCCTTTGACCTCGAAACCGGCGCGGCGACGGACGCCGATGGCAACCGGGTGTACGCCTTCGATGACGCCGATTACGCGGACCTCGTGTACGACGTGGAGGGCTACGGTGTCGCTACGCGGATCACCGACAAAATCATCCTGTCCAGTCAGAACCTCCGCTCGCCGGAAGCGACGACGGAGGAACAGCTACTCATCGGCCACCGCCAGAAGACCGAACGGCAGATCATCTGGGGCACCAACGCCGCCGCACCGTCCGAGGGTGACAGTAACGGCTGGGGTGGCTTCGCCGACTACGGCGAACGCTCGCTTTCCGCACTCGCCGAGGCCGATGCCAGCAACCCCGCCGACGTGCAGGATTACGTCGAGGACCTGATCGACGAGTGTGAGCGTGCCGGTGCGCCGCTGGAGTCAATCGCCGTCTTCCTGCCGTTCGACCTCCACCGCACGCTGCGCCGGGCCTTCGACGAGCGTATCCGCTACGAACCTGCGGAGGCACTGGACGTTGGCTTTGCCACCTTCGCCATGGAAGGCGGACAGGTCCCGGTGTTCAAGACCAACGCCATTCCGAACACCTCGGCGTATCCCTCCGCCGAGACGAACGACGTGGCCTTTGCGGTCAACATGGACAGCGTGGCGCTGTATCAGCTACAGGAGCCGACCATCCAGCCACTCGCCAAACTCGGCCCCGAGGAGCGGATTGCCGCCGACCAGTACAACGTGCTCGTCTCTGAGTCCGGCGACGGGTCTACCCGGACGGCCGACCACATCCAGATCGGTCAGCTACAGACCTCCTAAGGCCGACCCCACTTCCTTTGTATTTCGCCCGCGTAGCCGCTGGTATGAGCGAAACGTGGTATTTCGACGCGACGGAGAGTAACGCCCACGCAGATATTGACGTGCTGTATCCGAGCAAGGACCACCCGGACCTTGCCGACGCCGAGCAGGTCCGCCCGATTACGGACCCGGACCCGACCATTCCACGCGTAGGTGGTGATGAGAACGACGGCGGCGGCGGTGGCTTTGACTACGAGACATTCGCAGACCAGCACTGGCGCACCCGCGTTTCACAGATCGAATCCGGCGACGTGGATGACCACCTCGACACAATCGCAGAGCAGACCGGAAGCGACACCGTGGCCGAAGCCGTCGAAGACCGCCGAACGCAACGGGCCGGTGAGTGAGCCGGGGAAACGCCTTACCACTGTGCCGTCTTATCCTGATGTATGAGTGCCAGCGGCCCCATCCCACTACCCAACGATCCATACGTCCCGATAGACAACCTCAAGCGCCGCATTGACTACGACGCCGCCGAGATTATCGGCGAGCAAGAACACAACCCCGAGAAGCGATTCGATGAGCTGCTCGGCGGGTCGGACTTTGTTGACAATCCTGAATACGGCACGGACTTTGCCGGACTCGAAGCCGAAGCGCGGGGTATTATCAACACGCGAACGGGCGACCAGACCTACCATCTCCAAGAGGATCGCACCGACGTACGCCGGACGCGGAGCACGGCCACGCTCGAGCTTCCCTATCCCGTCAACAGTGTTGACACGGTGGAGCGGCTGGTCTTGCGCGGCACTGACGAGACGTTCGAGGAAATTGAGCCACGGCGATACACCAGCGACCGCTATCACCTGATTCTGCGCTCGCAGTTCGGGCGACTGACGAACACCCGAAACAGCATCCGGGCGAACCCACTCACCAGCAAGGCCGACCGGCGGACGTGGCGCGACGTGAGCGAAGAACTCCGCATCACCTACTCCCGTGGGTACGAGACGATCCCGGCGGAGGTGCGCAACGTGACGATTCGGCTGGTCAATCAGATGTGTCGGAATCTGGCGATGGAGCAGGGCATCGCCGCGGCGTCACCGGAGCAAATGCGGCCACTGATCGACGCCAGCGCCGTCGTGACCGAGGAGATAGAGAAAGACATCGGCAACCTCACGCAATCAACGAACCCCGTCTATACGGTGTAACAATGGTTACGGTACGCTTGGACCTCTCGGAGTTGTCCGACGAACTCGAAGGCGCAACGCAGGAGGTACTTCGCGACGTAGCCAGCGAGTTGGTGAATCGGCTGAAAGACGAGGCTCCGGTGGGGGCGACCGGCGACCTCCAGCGACTCACGCAAATCTATCAGGAGCAACCGGGCCGGGTTATCATCACCATGCCCGAGCACGCGCGATTCGTGCAAGAGGCAACAGACCCACCCGCCGCCGGTCGGTCAATTCCGTTCGGACCCATTGAGTTGTGGACGCGGCGGAAACTCGGCGGCGACGAGGATACGGCATGGGCAGTCTGGCAGAAACTCATGACCGAAGGCACCGACGCCGACCCGTTCGTGACGCGGGCGCTGGAGCAGACCAAACGACAGTTTCAGGGATAGTCCTATCCGACACGGCAGGCAATACTCGGTATGGTCAACCGCGACAATTCCGCCGTTCTCGAACACCGCCTCGCCATTCTCGAAGCAATCCGCGCCGCCACAGTTGACGCCGACGGCCAGTTCAACAGTCTGTTTTTCGGACCGCACGACTGGTCGGGTGTTCGCTATCCAGCGGTGCAAGTCGACCCACAAGAGGCGTCGTATCAGGGCGGTCACGAATACCAGCACACCATTGAGACGGCGCTGGTGTACCGCTGGCAAGATTCGACGGACTATCTTGAGGATGTGTTGCCGCCGACGTTCGACTATCTCTCGGCAGTCATGACGGAGTTAGAAGGGACGCCAGCGGTGATGAACTATCTCCCGTCGCAGGTGTCGGACTTTGCGGGCGAGGTGGAGGGGCAACGACTCACCGCGCTGGTGGTCCGGTGGCAGGTCACCACGCTGTCGGATCTGGCTGTGTCGTCGGACCAGTAGAGATAAGTGCAATCGCCCGGCAATTGCAGACGTGACCGATGAGATTCCACAGCAGACGAGTATCAACATCTACGAGTACGACGTAGCGGCGGAGTTTCGAGATCGCAAACCCGACCGGATGAGCAACGCCGAGTATCTGGCCTTTCTGATGGACAGCGCCGCGAGCGTGCCGGAAGAATCCGAGGCGATTGCCAAGGCTGTCGTTGAGGCACTGCGCGGTGAACTCTCGCCGGACAGAGATGCAATCAGAGACGCCGCCCGCAGTGGCACGAAACAGGCGATTCGGGAAGTTGAGGAGTGACGACGCGGGGCAATTGGTGTGCAATCGGTACTATTAAGTACCTATGGGTACATTGTTGTAATATGGCACAGCAGAACAACGCAGTTCCGCGGGAACAGACTCAAACCAAGACTGTTCGTGACGAATACGGTGGTAAACATCGCTTGCACATCAATACCGAGACGGGCGGCACGCACCTCAAGCACAGCGAAGAATCAGACAGCGTTTGCCCGTACTGCAATCCCGACCGAGATTACGGCATGGGCGTTGACCTCTCATAACCCCGACTCTCGTAGTATCCGGTATCACTGCCGGGCGGGGCCTGCGGACCATGACAGACGACCAATCCGACGACGATACGGCAGAACAGCACTACAACAAGAACGTAAACGAATCACACGACAAGATCCGTCTCGAAGCGGACATTACCCGTGGCACGGGCACCCGCGACCAAGAAAAGCACAAGCTCAAGGCCCGCGGCGAGACGCCCGAGCAGGCGGCCGAGCAGTTGAGCGAGTCCCTGCGGGAGTTGGAAGAACGGGACGTGTTCGAGCGAGCGCGGCAACTGGGTGATGGTGATGAGTGACGACGACGACCTCCGATTCACGGCCCAAGAGTTCGGTACACTATTGGAGTGGTTGATGGCAAGCGACCCGTTCCCGCTTGAGCAGTCACGGCGGCAGCGCATGGTAGATATGCTCAACGACGAAGCGCGAGCGCGGAGCTACGACGACTGGATACAAGCATATCACGACAACCGGATGGAAGACGACCCGCGCGACGGTCATCAGTTGTAACGACGACTAACCCCGCCTTCTTTTACTGTCGGCCACCCTACGACGGCGTATGAGCGCACCCGGCAACGCATACCGAGGACAAGAGGCAACGGCAATCGCCGTCAATGAAAGTGGCGTGACGGTTGGCCTGCTCCAAGGGCTGTCCGTCAGCGTCACACCAGAATACGCAACACTGACTGGCGCGGGGACGACGGACGTGATTGACGTAGCGGAGAATCTCAAAGAGCCAGAACTGACTGCCGAGTATGGCACCTTCGACGAATCGACGTGGCAGACGTTCATCCAGTTCGACGACCTTGAATCGAGGACCGACGACAGCGCCGACCCGGTAGAACTGGATATGGAGGTTCTCATCCCCGCCGCGGCAGACAGCGCCAACGACATCAATTTCACAATCGTCGACTGTCGGCCCGAAACCGAGTTGAACGCCGATCCTGATTCACAGGCAACGCTCAACATGACCTTTACTGGCCGCTACATCAAGGAGCCGGGGACGTGAATATGAGTGAGACACAGCACGGCGGGCCGGACCTCGGACCGCACACCCGCCACGACCTGATGCGGATGGGCGCGCGAGAAGCGCGGGAGGAACTCACTGACGAGCAATTCGAGGAGTGGGCGCGGATCACCGACCACGCCGACGACCTCCAACAAATCCAAGACGAGTTCGGCGAAGCCCAAGAGACAGTCATCGACGCGGCGGTCTCTCATCACGAGGATGAATACGCCGAAACGGGGACGTGGCACGGCAACGAGATCACGTATCGTCTGGACCCCGAGGAACTCTCGCAGATGGACAGCGAGGTACTCGCCTTGATGGACGACCCCGAGACGAACGCGGGCGCTGTCGAGAATCCCGACCAGATCAAAGATGTGTACGCCCAAGCGTTCGCTACGCTGTGGACGCAATTCGAGGACACCGACCTCACCGCCGAAGACCCCGCCGACGTTCGGTACTGGATTCGCCATGAAGTCGTCGAGACGTGGGGCCTGCGTGACTGTGGGTTGATCCTTGGCGAGCAAATCGTCCAAGCGCTGGAGCGCGAGCAAGAGCTACAGGAGGCAGTGGATAAGTTTCGCGGCACGGTGGGGGCCGACAATGGTAGCCCTCCTGCGCATAACCGGACATGGGAGCGTCGGTGAGTTATTCGCTGAGACGGACGCCTTCAATCGCCGCTTGCTCGTCCAGTGCCTGCAACAAGACCAAGAGCGCTACAACAATATGATCTGATATGAGCGGCGACAACAATCTCGGCGAACTGACTGTTTCGGTCAACGAAGATGGGTTAGAAGAGACGGCCGAACAGACTGCCGAAGCCCAAGCCGACGAGGGCGGCGGTGGCTTACTCGGCGGCGGTGGCGCGGCCGGTGGCTTACCTGCCGGACTCGGGCGGGCGCTCGCACCGCTGGCCTTTCTCTCGATACTGGCGAGTCTCAAGCCAATACAGGCAGCGCTGAGCACGATTCTCGGCCTTGCCGAAACACTGCTCGCGCCGTTCCTGCTGATCGGCTTGCGCCTGCTCTCGCCCGTGTTGCAGTTGCTTGTGGATGTATTACCGGCGCTGTTGTCGTTCCTTGACGACCCCGTGGGCTCGTTGATCGGGTTGGCGCAGTTTATCGTCGATACGCTGGTGAAGCTTCCGGGGATGATCTGGAACTTTATGCAACGGCTACCGGGACAAATCTGGGACTTTATGAAGGATTTGCCGGGGATGATCGGGGACGCAGTATCGAAATTCTTTGGAGAGGACGCGGGCGAGAGTGCCGAAACAGTCGCTGCCAACCCGCCGATATTCAACCCAGTGCCGACGTTTAACCCAGCGGGAGTGCTTGGCCAAGCAACCAACACAGCAACGGCCGCAACGGCGTCAATCGAAGCGCCAGAGACGAACATCAACTTTACCGGCGGCCTGTCGGCGCTCGTCGAGCGAGTTAACCGCGACGACAATTTCTCGTCCCTGCCCTAACGGCGGGACTTTTTGCACCGCGGCGCTGTACTCCTGTGTATGAGCACCGACAACCTTGAGGAACTTATCCTCGTCAAATTCCCCGACGCCCAAGACGCGCCGGATGGTCCGCGCCGGGAATACACGATGTATCCCGTCCAAGAGGTGGACGAATCCCAAGAGAAGCCCGGCATCAGCATCTCGCCGCCGGGTGCCGCGGCACGAAATAACGTCATCGTTGGCGTGCAAGGCCAGAACGCAGATATTCCGCTGGAGTTTGCGATTTGGGAAGACCCTGACGGCACCGACCGCGCCAACGGCACGCACGACAGTACGGTCGTCACTGTGGCCGAGCAGATCAACTACCTCCGTGACGTGATGCACGACCCGAGTACGACAGTGCCCTTCGAGTTGACCCACTCACCCGCAGGACAACTCTCCGAACGAGTGTATGATCAGGACAGCGTGTACTTCGAGACACTCGATATGACGACACTCTCGGCGTCTGAACGGAAGTGGAAAACGGCGACAATCCGTCTCCAGCGCGGGGTGTCGGGATGAGCGCCAACGGCGGTCTGACGGTGGAGCGATTCGACGGCGGCAATTGGTCGGAAATTACCTATCGCGGCGGTACACTCTCACTGGAAACGGGTGTGCATAAGCGCCTGCTCGCACCGCGACTGTCATTTGAGGTGAGCGCACAGAACAACGGCCAAGCAATCCCCGCAGGCGAGCGATTGCGTGTCAAAGACCCTGGCGGAAACGTGTTCGCGGATTACCTATCCACTGTCTCGCGGGGCAAATACGGGCCGGATGGGGCGCGGACGATCACCGCCGAGCATGACGCCTATGCATTCTTCGACGAATCGGTCACACTTGACAACGAGGTGCAGAGCGCGTCTGACCATATTGATGACGTGCAAGTCGAAGCCGAGAACGGGTTTGACTGGCTGATTGACTACAACGGCCCCGACGCCACGTTTGAGTACGAGGCGAAGGATGTGAAAATCCGCGAGATATTCCGCGACATCATGGAAATTGACGGGTCGGTGTTCGTCGTCGCGCTGGATGAACAAACGATTACCGTCGAGGATAGCAGCACGACGTGGCAGAGTATCGACACGCAGGCCGACCCCGCAGCACTCGTTGAGTGGGAACCCGGACTTGTGGATAGCGTCACCAATCGCGTGACGGTCGTCCCCAGTGGCGGAGAGGGCAAGCCCGTCCAAGCCGTTGCGGAGGATCAAAACAGCATCGACGAGTTTGGCGTTCGGTCGGAGGTCATCAGCATCCGACAGATCACCGAACAAAGCGCCGCCGACGACGTGGCACAGAACTATCTCCAGCCGACGCCCGACGACGCTGGTACGTTGCGACTGGTCGGTGACGTACTCGGTGACGGGACACAAATCAACCCGTACCAATCACTCGCCAATCGGTTCGTGGAGTTGACCGACGACACGCGGGACGTGCAAAGCGAGCAGTTGTTGATCGAAAAACAAACCATCGAGAACGGTCAACAGATCCTCGAGATCGGCGGCGGCGGTGGCGAGATTCAAGAGACGGCCAAACGCAGCGGCCAGAGTACGAACGAACAGACTGAACCGGGGACGATTATGCCGACCGACCGGATTGCTGACGACGCGGTGACGGGCGACAAGGTTGGCTCAGATGCCATCGACACTGATGAGCTCGCGGACCGCGCGATTGTAGATCAGAAAGTGGCGCTGTCGGGCATCATCGCGGAGAACCTCGCAGACTCTGCCGTCGAGCGGGCGAAGATTGCGCAGGCGGCCATCAACGGCGACAAGGTAGAAACCGGCACGCTCGGCGCGACAAAACTCTTTATCGAGGACTGGATACCCATTGGACTGGAGTTCCGCGAGGGCGATGCTGGCGAGGATGACTTTGACGGCAATCCGCTGGCGAGTGATGAAATTGCATGGAATGAGCATAGCATCGTCTTTGAGGGGTCGGAGTACGACATTCTCGCAGACGTGACGAACCGCAAATATACGTATTTCTCGCCGGGGTTCGGCTATATCTCGACTGACAGCAAACCCGATCTCGACGACGACGAAGCGCTGGTCGTGGTGAACGACCCGCCGGGCGTGGCGAATCAAATCCTCCAAGCGACGAGTATTCACGGCGGCGCAATCCGAACGGGGAGTATCGAAGCGGCGGAAATATCCAGCGGGACGATTACGGCCGATTTGATTGATGTTTTGAACCTCAACGCTGGCGAGTTCTCCGTCACAGACGACCCAGCAAACCCGACAGAAGGCATTGAAATTGACCTCGATAGTACAGGGACTGTGTCAATTCTTCCAGTCACTAATGAGGGTGCGCGGCTCGGTCAGGGCAACAATGACAGATTCCTCGGAGTTGCCACGTCATTATTAGATGCTGAAACTGTCCTTGCTGCTATCGGGCCGACAACTGGAGCAATACGGATAGAGGATTCTGGGAGTCAGAATCTTGTCCAACCGCAAAATGATAGTGGGGGGTCGCTGGGGACAGACAGTAATAGTTTCAATAACGTCTGGGCATACAACTACTTCGACGCCAACACCGGCAGTACAATCAACGACGGTGGCGACCCGCTTGCTGGCCTGACAAACGGCCACGGACCGCCGGAACACGCCAAGCGCTACGACGACGACGGCGAGGT